ATTGCGCAGGATCGACTTGACCGCGTGTCGGGCATCCACGACGCAATGCGAGGAAACATTACTGGCGCTGCGACGGCCACCGAAGTTGCTGTGGCTGAGTCTAGCGCCACGATGCGTATGGCTCACTTGAAGCGTCAATTCCAAGACTGCGTAGACGACATGGCACGGTCTGTGTGCTGGTATATGTGGCATGACGATCGGGTGGTATTGCCCTTGGGTAGGGAAGGCGTAGAAGCACTTAGAGAGGCCAATCCGGTGTTTGTAGGCGGCGTCCGTATGCCGGGATTTGAGGATTTGGATGTGTCCGTCGATGCCTTCAGCATGGAGCGGGTATCCGAAGCCCTTGTCCAGAAACGAGCCTTGGAATTGCTTCAAATCACTACGAATGTTGCCCAAGGAATGGTGTCTATGCCCATGATCAAGTGGCGCGAAATCCTGTCGATTGTGGGCGATGCGCTCAATGTCCCAACGCTTGCGGACATGATTGACATGGACGCAGTCGGACAAATGCAGGCACAGATGGCCGCGCCCCCTGCGGCACCACCGCCTTCAGCCCCAGCCCAACGAAACAACGAAATGGGAGAGCCATCCCCAATTCCGGCATCCAGTCTTGCCGGAATCCGAGGGGCGGCAAACCGAGCATGAAATACGAATTTGAAGATTCTCAAGGAAATGTCGTAGAACTCGACATGCGGATGTCGGAAGCCCCCGCAATCGGTGATATTATCACCCATGATGGGGTAACCCTTCGCCGTATTGCCAGCATCCCACAAGTTGACGCTGGAACCTGCCGTGGGCAGTATCCATATGTGAGTCATGCACTTCCGCGCAAACTTGCAGGGTGCCAGACAACACGCGACGGTAAACCAATCATCAAGTCAAAGCGACATGAGCGGAATGTCATGTCGCAGCATGGTTATGCAAAGGACTGAAATGCCAGAACCCATTGAAAACCAGCAGCAGGAAAGAGCAGAGATCGAAACACCAATCGATACTCCGAAGGAAGTCGCACCACCACAACCTGTTGTGGACGACAACTCCGACGCGGAAATGGATGCGGTGCTTGATCGCTTGCTTGGCGTTGACGAGTCTGAGCCACGGACTAATTCCAACACTGTAAGTGCGGCTCCAGACGCGGAATATGACCGCGCACTGAAGGCGCTGCAACGAGACGGTGTCCCGCAAGATGTCATTGATGCCATCAAGTCAGATCCCTCTAAGGTGAAGGATTGGGGACTTAAGGCAGCAAAGCGCCAAGCGGATGTGGACGCCTTTGGAGCGAAAGTTGCGCAGCAAAGCCAAGCAAAGGAAGAGGTAAAGAATTCCGCTGATGCGGAAGATGATGCCGATCCTTTGTCCGAATTCGATGAGATTTTCGGTGATGGTGCTGCGAAGCCAATTCGCACGATGGCTGAACGGCTCAAGAAGGAATTCGATTCCAAAGCGCAAGCGATGGAAATGCAATTTCAAACCTTCCGTGCATATCAGCAATTGGCTTCGCAGGACGGAGCAAATGCTCCCTCTTATGAGGCATTGACTGAGAAGGCTGCGGAAATTGGTCGAGCCAATCCGGGACAGTTCGACAGTGTCGATCAAATCGTGGCCGCTGCATATAAGCAGTTGGCGAAGCCAACTACAAGGAGAGATCCTCGTGATCTTGCCCGTCCAACTGTTGGGAAGTCTGTTCCACGGCCACAGCGCCAAGTGGATCGTGACGATCTCGCGTTGGACATCTTGTTGTCTGGTGGAAGCCGCGATGAAGTTCGACGGGTACTCACTCGCTAACTAACACAAGGAGTGGCACATGCCATCCATTCAAACATTCAACGATTTCATGGCGACGACAGGTCCAACATACCTGACGAGCGCAGATCAGGTCATCAACGAGGCCGTCAAGAACACCTACGCATTCAGCCGTCTTCTCAAGAACAAGACGAGCGAAGTCACCATTCAAGGTGGTAGCGAAATCCGCGATGTCATCATGTTTGATGACTCGCGCACCTACGACCACTACCAGCCAAATGATGTGTTCACTTGGCGCAATCCTCAAGTCAGTGACACAATCAAGGCACCGTGGCGATTCTCAATCGACCACATGTCTTGGACTGACGCTGAAGTCGAACTCAACACTGGTGAAACTTCTGCAAGCACTAAGGTCGCTTACAAGCGGCTGAAGCGCATCAAGGAACAGCGCCTTTGGACTTCGATGACCAATGGCTTTGAAGAAGACCTGTGGGCGCAACCACTAAACGCACAAATGGAAGTCGAATCTGGTCGCCTTCCATACTCTTTGCCGTGCTTTATCACGGCACGCGGTCGAGATCTTGGCGGTTCACTTGGTCAAAAAGGAACATTGCCATATGGGTTTTCAACAATCATGGGTCTTGACCCAACGGTGGATACGCGCTGGACTAATGCTGTTGAGGTTTATGCCTATAACGGCGGCGGTGGCGTTAACACTCTTGCAAATGAGCAAAGCGCGGCCATTACGGTGAAAACCAATGCGGCAGTAAATTCTGAGTACAACTTGGGAAATACTACAACAGCCAACTTGACGATTTCTCCGCTTATTACAGCGTTTGATCGCATGTTCATGCGCATCAAGTATGAGGCTCCTTCTTCTCATCAGGAATACTTTGAGAAGGACACCCTTAATCGTCAGATGATCCTGACGAGCCGCGAAGGTGTTCAGTTCTATCGCCGCATTCTGCGACTTCACAATGACACTCTTGTGAATTATCAAGATGCTGCATACAACAGTCCTGCGTACTCAGGAATTCCGTTGACTTACTGCTCGGATCTTGACACTGCGCAAATTTTCACGGCTAGCAGCAGCAGTGTTGCTGATACATACGCTGATGCAAATATCGCTGTAAATGCGATGACCGGAATGGATTCTGAACTTGCATCGGCAACGGTAAACAAGGGTCCACGGTATTACTTCGTAAACGGCAACTACCTTACGCCGATCTTCCACAGCAAGCGTTACTTCAAGACCCATGAAGTTCTGCGCCATCCGAATCAGCCATTCACTTATGTGATGCCTGTGGATTGCTGGCACAACCTGTTCTGCAACAGTCGTCAGCGTCACGGAATTGTTGCCCCAAGCCGAACCTGATCCCAAAGGAGGGATACACAAATGATTGCAGGTCTTATTACCCCCTCTGGGAACCTGTCGGCTCTTACGCCCCAACAGGTCACGGTTCGTCCAATCGCAGCCGTAGCAGTTGCTGTTGGCAACCTTGTTCGATTCGATGCGTCGTCCGCCACGCTTAACACGACTTATTCCTCGCAGACAAATCTTGAAAACTACGACGAGCCTAATTGCCCGTTCAATGTGGTTGTTCTTGCCGCTGCTGGAAACGAGGCTGGGCCATTCGGTGTCGTGACTGAGGCTGCTGCTGCTGGTAGCCGATGCACGGTGTGTGTGGCAGGAGTGGTTGCCGTCAAGGCAACGGCTGCGGCAATCAGCCGTGGCGATGTCGTAATTCCCGGTGCAGGAGCGGTTCTCGCCGCTCCCTCTACCGCTGCTGATGGGTCTGGCGCTCCGCTTGGTGTTGCGTTGGAAGCATTCGCAGCCAGTGAAACGAAGCGCATCCTTTTGAACGGATTCGTGTTTGCCGTTGGCGGCGCGTAATCGTCAATTGGACGGATCGATTAACAACTAACGGCTTGGCGGGGGAAACCCCGCCAAGCCAATTCCATGGCTCTGACATACGGCAACCTCAAGCAGCACATTTTGCTGGCGCTCGGTGGTCAACCGTCGATCGTCAGTGGTGTGACTCGCGATCAGCGTATCGCTGAAATCATCAATCAGGCTGGGAACTATCTGTTCTCCAAGCAGTGGCGATTCCGTGAACGGACATCTCGTCCGTTGTCGGTAGTCGCAAATCAAGACTACATCAGTCTTCCCAGTGATGTAGACGAACTTGTCACGCTTACCTGCAAGGCTGGTTTGGGATGGGTTGTCGAGATGACAACGCCAGAACAAATGGAAATCCTGCGCACGGCTATTGAGCCGGGATTGATGGCTGGCACTTACTACGCCGCACTATCACGCCCGTGGGCGCAGTCGAACGGCTCTCCTCTAGTCGATGGCACTGGAATGCCAGAGATTCGACTTGAGTTGTATCCCAAGCCTGCATCATCTAGCAGCGACAGCATTTTCGTTCGGTACCGATCAGCGTGGGTTGCTCTCAATGAAAACACGCTGTCAACCTATTTGATTCCTGTCCCTTCATATGCAGAAGCCCTTCTGATTGCATATGCACGGGCCTTTGCGATGGCGTATGAAGACGAGGGTCTTTCTGCGCGTCTCATTGAGATCGATAATGGTCCGTTGTTCAACAACGCATCGATCAAGGATGGAATCCAACAGCGGGATTACGGGAGGTTGCCGACTCAGAGAGTCGGCCCCTTTCGTCGCGGATCCGGTGCGGTATCGTCTGGGTACGGTTCAGTAGGCGCGCTGCTAGCGCCGTCAACCGCATTCTCAAACATTCGATGGCGCGGGGTTTGGTCTGGTGCTTCAACATACACCATTGGCGATGTCATTCGCTATGGCGACAAGGTCTACATTGCAGTCATTGGTAGCACCAATAGCACGCCTCCTTCTAGTTCGTGGGAATTGATGACCCAAGATGGGCAGGTTGGTCCTATTGGACCAACAGGAGCCACAGGCGCTACTGGACCGATGGGAACTCTTCCCGCGATAAATGAAGGCAGTCTCATTGGAAGAGCCACTGGTTTAGGGAACGGTGTTCCTGTAGGTGTTCCAGCAGGTTACGGACTTGGCGTTCTTGCAGAAGTTGCAGTGTCGTTGACTATGTATTCAAGCACATTGTCATCGAACATAGCAATGACAAATGCAGTGACTTGGTATGACGGTCCATCAATTTCATTGCCTGCTGGAACATATTCAATTGATTCGACTGTGACCCTTCGCAAGGGAAGCCTTACTGGCACAAATAATTACGCAGTAAGAATTACAGACGGAACAAATCATTTTTGTTCTACAGAGTCGTCATGGAATACACGAGCGGGATCGAATGCAACTGCTGCGTGCAGTGCAAGAATTATTCTTGCTTCCACTACCACAATTAAAATTCAAGCCATTTCTGACTTTGCTGGTGGGCAAATACTTGCTGCAACAGATTTCCAAAGCAGCGGAGCAAACGCTACAAACATCAATGCATTGAGGATCGCATGACTGAGGATTCAAAGAATAAGTCACAGTTGATTGCGTCTTGGGCGCAGTTCGTCGCAATCTGCATTGGCATTGGGACCGTGTTGTTGAACATGGGACGAAAAGACCAACAGTTAGCGACCACCAGCGAACAAGTCAAAGAACTCAGCAGCATTGTCTCCGATCTTGCAAAGGCGCAGGTCGGCTTCACACTTACAGACCAGCAGACATCAGAGCGTCTGCGCGAACTAGCCGCACGGCTGGATCGACTTGAAAGGACTAATCGATGACCGAATTCAATCCGTCGTGGCGTACAACGCTTGCTGGTATTGGCGCAATCCTTGTTGCTGTTGGTAGTGCAGTTGCTGCTTACTTTGACAATGACCCGCTTACCAATGCAGATTGGGGTGCAGTGATCGCTGCAATCATTGCTGGTATTGGCCTTCTCAATGCCCGTGATAACAAGGTAAGCAGCGAGAAGGCTGGCGCTAAGTGACATGCTGGATCGAATCATTGCATCAATTGCATTGGCACTTGTTTCGTACCTTGAGCGCCGTATACGCGAAGGTTCGACTGCTGTGGACGGCACTGTGGATCGTGGGCGTCTTTCTCGCGCTGGCAGCAACATTCGCAAGTGGCTGCACAAGAACGATCTTAGTGCCGGAAGCATCCCCGATAAGGATCGGCCCGATGGTGAAGGGACGAATCTACATTCTTGATGATGGCAAGTGGCGTCTGTCAGATGAAAGCATTGTGTTGAATGAAGGGTGGTATGTCGTACCACCTTCATTTGTTGAGGAAGAACAATGAGTGCAAAGATCCAAATTCGTCGAGATACATCAGCAAATTGGTCAGGAGTGACTCTTGCCAATGGCGAGATTGGTCTTGATACCACGCTTAAGCAGATCAAAATTGGCGATGGATCAACTGCATGGGGTTCATTGCCGTGGCTTGGCGGAACACTTCCAGTATTCACAAGCCCTAATGCAAACGCCAATGACGCAACCAATCGCGTGCAGGGCATCTACAGGTTTGCTACTGCTTCGGCAATTACGAATGGTCCTTCTGCGCCAATCAACATTGTTGCCAATGACGGCGGCGCAACGATGCTCGTGATTGTTGCTGATTCCCATGTGGTTCAACAACTGTGGACTGATGGAGATGGTTCTACGCAAGTTCCAAAGTCATACAGTCGCGTGTATGACAACGGCTCGACCGCATGGCGTCCATGGACCCCACAAAATAGTTGGGGCATCAGCGCCACGGAAGGCGTAGATTTATCGGCAAAAAGTTTGACTGTTGAAGACGGAGCAGTCGCAACCCCATCAATCACCAATCGTGATGACACAAATACAGGTTTGTATTTTCCATCGGCAGATCAATTAGGGATTTCCGTAAATGGAACGAATGCGATCCTAGCCGCATCTGATGGAGTGAAAGTCAACACAACCCCATCAATTGCAAATGCTCTCAAAGAGCATGTGATGAGGATGAATGATCTTTCACAGATGGGTGCTATTTCTACATTGATTGCGCAATCCAACACGAGCGTAACGGATGTTGGTGGGCAAATTCAGTGGACTGTTGCAAACATCGGTGCTGCTGGTTCTGTGACACTTACACCAAACAATTACCAGTGGTATGGGTGGGCGATTTCATTTGGCACAGATTTTAAGTTGTTTTCATTCGTTTCAATTCCATATGCATCAGCAACTAGTGGAGCGTGGACTTTGCCCGGTGCTGGAACGAATGTAGGAACGGTTGTTCTTGTTGCCTTTAGAAAGTTTGCATGACGCACTTTCCCATTCCAATTCCGTTTCGTGGATTTACTGAGCAATCGCAGTTCTCTGCGATTCCAGAAGGCATGACGCCGTCATGCTTGAATGTAATGCCATCGGACATTTGGAATGGTCGAATGCGACTTAGCACTCGCGCTGGCACGCGCAAGTACAACAAAGATAACGCGGCAGCGATTAAGGGCGCGCAGTTTGTCGGTACATACCGCATATACGAAAGCAATGTCCTTGTAGAGCGAATCATCTTTGTCCGCGATGGCAAGGTGTATTACGCAGATCCGAATAGCACGACCATCCCTGCATCTGTCACTCTGTTCGGTGGACAAAGCACGGCACTGCTTAATACAAGCGGGTTGGTCGAAGGCGTTCAATTCAATGAACACTACTACTTCGTAGATGGCGACCACTATGTCTTCGTCAATCTACTTTCACCATCTGGTGGAACTGCAACGCAAATATGGGGAATTGCTTCACCGTCAAAGCATGGCCCATATCACACAGATCCCGATTCAGTACAAACAGGTGAACGCGCGACACTAATTTGTCGATGGGGCGCTAGGCTGGTTCTTGCTGGGTACAAAAGAACACCAAATATCTGGTACGCATGTTCACCAGACGATGTATGGCCTATTAGTGGCGGTTCTGGCGGTAGTTTCACGGATGGATGGTCTGGTTCAAATCCAATTGGGGCCATTACAGGAACAACCAGCCAAGAATACGGGACTCTTGGCGACCCAATTGTTGCCATATTTCCATTCGCTCAGTCTGGCTTGATGTTCGGGTGTACTAACTCGTTCGGATTTTTGACGAGCGATCCAGAGGTGGATCCCAATGCTGCGATCGTAAGCCTGACGAAATCCATTGGCATTGCTGGTCGTCGCGCATGGTGCCAAGGTCAGGAAAAAGGCGCATACATTTTGGGTCGTGACGGCTTGTACTTTCTCAATGCCAACGATTTCAATTTCAACCGTGGGAACAGAATCAGTGCTGGCCGTCTTGATTCATTCTTCTTGAGACTGGACTTCGGTACGCCAGCCATTCAAGGATCTGGAACGCTTGCAGGCGGATCTCTACGGCTGTTAAACACAGAAACAGGATCAGCAACAGGCGCAACGGTCAAGACATTGACTGGCACTGGAACCATTACTGAAACCGCAACAGCAGAATCTGTATCTGTTCCAACAGATGTAGCGTCGTTTACAGGATCAAGTCTTGTCGATGGCGAGGTATTTCCTGTGTTGTGTTGGGATCCAGATCGCGAAGGCGTATGGATGTTCTTGACGGTAAATGGAATTGAGAGTTCCAGTATCCATCTGTTCTACGATGTCAAAACAGAATCGTTCTGGCCTCAGCGGTTTTATGACCCTGACATGTACGGTCCAACATCGGCTGTGTATATCGGGTCATCAAGATCGAAAAATGGCCGCTTGATTATGGCTAATTCTGATTCCATTGCGTTCATGGAAAAGTCATTCGCAATTGGAATGGACGGGTACTACAGCGCACTTGAAGACGAAGCAACAATCAGGACGCAATCAATCAAAACAAGTCTGACATTTGGGCCGATTATTGCGCCTCTTCCGCAGCGGTTTCTTTTGAGCGAAGTCCGCGTTGATCTGTCAGAGGATGCTTACGAACTTCCCGCAGGATTTCCAGATGTAACGACGCCTCCGATCCTTTCTGTGTCAACGGGCGATACGGCTCAATTGGCTCTTGGACTTCAGAGCGATACGCTGTTTGCAACTAACATCAATCCTCTTGTAATTGATTGCGGTAATGCTGCAACATCATCTCCGTCGCCAACATATGAGGGTGGTACATCCGCTGCACCAACGCCGGATCGAATTGATGGGCGCTTTGCGCTTCGTCCATTTGGGACATATACGCAAAACGATTCGTTTGCATCGATGACTGACCGCATTTACGACGGTCCCGGAAATTGGCAACTCAAATACTCCAGTGGGTATTGGAGGATTATTTATGCAGGCACCAATCTTGATGGTTTGTCAAACGAGTCTGAATACCAACAGATCGTTCCTGACATTGGATCTCCTAACGGCATCATGGTGACCCAGCAACAGGATGTAATTTCTCCAGATGTTTTAGATAACGCCAATGTCACTGGGGCATCGTTTCCCGATGCAGAAGTGACTGAGATTGGCGAACTCAACGCTGGAAGAAACCAAGCAATTAAAACGCGCGTGCGATCAGAAGCGATGTATTTGACACTAGGCTCAAATGGTCGTCCGTGGAGTATTGAGCGAATGTCTGCTGTGCTTTCACAGGTTGGCTACAGCAGAGGAGGAACATCGTAATGGCAGCACTAGCAATCGGTATCGGCGCTGGCTTAATGGGCGCAGGCGGGATCATGGGCGGCCTATCTGGTCGCTCTAAAAAGAAAGCAATGCAGGCATTAGCCCGTGAAGCCTTGACTCGTTACGGAGATTTGGCAAAGGATTACGGGTCTCAATTTCAAAGCGTCATCGACGATTTCTCTAAGGCTCAGGCTGCGAACATAGCGCAGTACAGGCAAGACTTTGAGAAGTCAGCCGCCACCTATGAGCAGTATTTCAAGCAGGCTCAACAGCAGTATGCAGAGGGATTCGATGCTGCTATTGGCGAATACCGAACTGGTCGAGAAAACACTATTGCGCTGATGCGTCAACAAACAGAAACGCAGCAACAATCAGCACGAGCGCGTAATGCGTTTACGGGTCTTGGACAAACATCATTCGGTCAACAGCGCGTCGATGCTCTTGGTCAGCAAGGAATGATGCGTGAGGGCGCTGTCCGTGAAGAGTATTCGCGTGGTCTTTCAACAATGATGGCGCAACGCGCTGTTGGTGTGTCAGGAATGACGCAGCAACTGGGAACTGGCCTTGCTGCTATTCAGCAGCAGATGGGATCTGGAGTAAGCGCGCTGATGACGCATTACGGAACGAATTTGGCCCAGATGGGTCAGGCCCGTGTTGGCGGAATTACAAACATTCAGCAGGCTGGTCTTGGGCAATACTTCGGAAGCCAAGGGCAAGCAGCACAAATGGCTGGCAGCATGATGGGCGCAATGGGCAACTTCCTTGGCTCTGCTGGTGGTGCTGTTATGGGTGCTGGCTTAAGTGGTGGTTTCTCACCTGCTCAGGCTGGTGCTGGTGCTGGACCAGCGACAGGTTCAAGCCTTGGTTACACGGGACAAGGAAACATTGGTTCATCAACTGGAATGGGCAATCCATTAACCGGAGGATGGCACCAAGGATTTAGTGGTATGCCAATTACATTCACGGGATAACGCATGGCAAATAAGCAATCAACAACACCGCAGTTTCTCACGCAAGAAAAACTACGCGCTATTGCTGCGGGTCTTGGTCGCGGCCTGATGGCGTATGACCCAAACAATCCATTTGCTGGTGCAGGCGCTGCACTTGCAACTGTTGCTGGTATTGAAGAGGAGCGCGCGCTTCGCAACCAAAACTTTGCGGAGCAACGCCAGACTTTGACACAACAGCAAGAGTTCAGCGCATCACAGCGCAAGCAAGCCGTCGCAGATGCGCGTGCTGCTCGTGATGAAGATCGCGCATATGACGAGAAGATGCGCCCAGAATTGCGCAAGGAACGACTTGAAGACATCAAAGCAAGTGAGCAACTAAAGTTTGATCTTGCGAAGAAGCAGCGAGAAGAGATTGCCTCCGGTTTAAAAAACCAAAAAGCATTTGCACTTGGGTTAAGTCAGTTTAAAAACCCATCATTCAACCAAGACTTTGCAAGTTCTATTCCAGAAGCACCGCGTGCTTCTGGAACTGCTCCAACTCAATATCTGGACAGCCTACTTGAGGATGGAGAACAATTCCGCACACAGATGCGCGCGCTTCGTGGGGAGTTTGGACGATGACTTCATTTCCGCAATCAATGAAGAATTCTGTG